ACGCTGTTCATTAGTCTGAGGGAAGCCCAGGCGCATCCCTGCTCATTCGAGCGACAGTGGCGGGTCAACAGCAGGCACTACCTCCCCGAGAACGTGAAACCTATCAGGCATAGGGTCAGGACGCTGATCAGGGTCGAGCAGAAGAAGGGGCTGGTCCGACGGCTACTTTCGATGGTTGGCTTGGGTTGACGATAAACCGTTGACCTAGTATATTTTAGGTGAGTGTCCATCACTCACCTCCTAGAAGGCCCCCGGCGATCGCACCCGTCGGGGGCCTTATATATATACTTCTATAAACCCAAAAATGGGTGGTATATGGTTTACATTTACAGTTTGCGATAGTATGATTTAATAGTTTATATGTCCAGGAGGAGGAGACGATGCAAATAGACCCCAATATCCCGGCAGCTACCAAGTACGGGTCGGCGGTAACCATCGCCGCAAAGATTACGCCCGAGATGTTCTCGGAATGTCAGGCCTGGGTCCAGAGTGGACGGTGGGGGTACAAGACCCAATCAGGCCTCGTAAGGAATGCGATACACAATCACCTCCGGTTCCTGGCCGATGCGGAACCTGGGCTTGTTAATATCGACGCTACCGATATATTATTGGAGCTCACCCGGTCAGAGGCCAGGTCGGAACAGTGGTTTCGTGTGGTGGGAGATACCGTGAAGCAGATAGAAGGCCATCTGGCCAATGGCCGGGTGATAGACGCTACCAGGATATGGCAGCAAGCATGGGCTGTAGTGGTTGAGATTCCTCCCGGCGAGATGCGCACCCAGGGAGAAGCGAAGCTGGCACAGTTCGAGTTCTTGCGCCCTCCAACCGGCCCCATGTCCTTACGGCCATCAGAGGCTTCGTGATTTCCCCTGGGCAGTTACTAGGACTGCCTAAGTTCGACGAGGGCTGGTACCCAGGCCAGGAAGCCATATGGCAACAGATGATGGCCTGGGCCTCCTCCGACGAGCGGATACTGGGAGCGAGCGTGCCCACAGGTTTCGGTAAGAGCCTGCTGGCCATGCTCCTTTCGCATTTCTCAGGACTACGGACCGTATACCTGACTTCCACCAAGGGCCTCCAGGGCCAGCTCATGGCCGACTTCAATCGGCTGGGCATGGTGGATATCCGTGGCCAGAATGAGTACCAGTGCATCCAGTTCAATGGCGTCCAGGTAGACGGTGCTCCATGCAAAGCCGGTTACCAGTGCCCCGTGAAGGCCGAATGTAGCTACTACTCCCAATTGGGTAAAGCCCAGTCAGCGAAGATGGTGGTCACCAACTACGCCTACTGGCTGGCCCAGTCGGAATATGGATCAGGCTTCAGCGGTAGCGTGCCGGTTGTTCACAAGCATCCCGGCGGATGGAAGGAAGTGGAGCTCGAGGCCAACCCGCCCCAGCTCCTTATCCTGGATGAAGCCCACATGGCCAGTAAAGCGTTGGAGTCGTTCCTTGCCGTGGAGTTCACCGAGTTCGACCGGAGCGACATCAATTGGGAACAGAAGTGGGACTACGATAAATGGCTTGCTGAAGGAAGTCGGGCCTTGCCTGGCATCAAGCAAGAGATAGACGACATCTACAACATAATGCAGAGAGACATGGATAACCGGCGCGACCTGGTACGTCGGCACAGGTACCTGCAAGGCCTGTCTAATAAGATAGAACGCCTTGGCCAGGCCATGAACTGGGTGCAACAGATTGACGAGGACAAGACCACCTGGACGCCGCTATGGGTAGCTGATTACAGCCACATGCTCATCAGGGGGGTCCCGAAGGTCATGTTGATGTCAGCCATCTTGACACCCAAGTCCATGCAGACCCTGGGCCTCAAGGGACAGTGGCTGGAAGCCGATTCGCCCTTCCCCATCCGCAATACCCCGATAACCCATGTGAAAACGGTGAAGGTAGATTTTCGGGCAAGCGATGCCCAGATGCAGGATTGGGTAGACCGGATAGACGAGATAATATCCCAGAGACAACACCAGAAAGGCATCATCTTTACGGTGTCGTATGCAAGGACCAAGTTCCTCCATGAGAGGAGCCGGTTCGCCAATCAGATGTACACCCACCACCAACGCAACGTATCCCAGGTCGTGGATAGGTTCAAAAAAGCAGCCGCACCGGCTGTGCTCATAAGCCCTTCCGTGACCACCGGCTACGATTTCCCAGGGGAGCAGTGCGAGTATGTGGTGGTCGGCAAAATCCCGTACCCCGATACCAGACAGGCCATCATCAAAGCGCGAGTCAAGGAGGATAAAGATTGGACAGGTGCGCTGGCGATGGAAACGCTGGTACAGGAGACCGGGAGGGGAACCCGTAGCGCGGAGGACACATGCCAGGTCTTGGTGATCGATGATTCCTGGCTGTGGTGGTGGCCCAAGTACAAATCTTTCGCGCCCAAGTGGTTCCAGCAGAGGGTCACAAGAACCGTCGATCGAATACCAAACCCAATTTAGAGGAGACGTTATGACACAGATGAGTTTGAAGCCGAGTGAAGCATCTACAGGAGGTGGCTTCCCACGCGGCAACCTTACGGTAGTCCACGCACGATTCGGTGAGTTCCAGCAGAAGGACGAGAACGGCCAGCCCATGAAGTCCACCTTCGCCCCCAACCAGGGCCAGGTTATCGCGCCCAAGATGGTAGCCTTCATAGACCTGGCAAGCCTGGAGGAAGAGGGCACCGTATTCAACCAGCGGTACAGCGTGGGCGACATGTCCAGGTACACAGTGGTGAATGATGGAAAGGTGCTACAGATAAATGACCCCAAGAAGGGCTTGAGCAGCAACTGCAACTTCTACGCGTTGCTGAAGCAGCTCATCCAGGTGGGGTACCCCGAGGACAGGTTTGGCACCGACATCTCGGTCGCCCTCGAGGGGCTGGAAGGCTACTGGGACCAGGGCACCGGACAGGACAATGATACGGACAACGTAGCGAAACTGATCCTGCCCAGGGAGATACATCGGTTCCCATGGGACAGCCAGCCAGTAGTCGCACCCAGCTCTAACGGCACCGGGGGAGACGTCGTTGGAGTCGCCGTGGGTCTGGTGAAAGAGCTACTCGACTCGGGGACTGCTGCCACACGGCAACAGTTGTCGATGAACGCCTTCTCGTCGCCCCTACCGGAATCGACCAAGACATCCCTGATGAACCTCATCTTCTCCGAGGAGTTTGCCAAGACCCTGGAGCCTGAAGGCATCCGCCTGGAAGGGGAACTGTTCGTCCGTTAATCAACAGGCAAAGGATACCTATGCTGAACCTAGATTTTGTCGCTGACCTCGCAGACCCGCCCGGCTACCGGGACGAGTCCGTAGTACATGTGTCTGACCTCGTGAGCCGAGCGGCCACGCTTGTGGGATTGCCGAGTTACTCGAGCGAGACCACCGAGGCCCAGCGCAACATCATGGCGTTGGGACGGCTATGGGAAGCCATGGTACGTCCCACCGTCAAAGAGTTGGCGGAGTTAGAGGGCCTCCAGTTCATTGCCACGGTGCCACGCGTCTTGAACGACGTGGTGGGCAGCCTGGATGGCATCCTCGTAGAGGAAGGGGCACCAGACGTGGCCTGTGCGGTCGTGGAAACCAAGAGCCGCTGGACCAGTTCTGGTGACCCCACTAGCAATTGGAGGTGGATGGCGCAGGTCAAGGCCTACTGTTTTATGTCCATGTGTACCAGGGCCTGGATGCCTGTGCTGTATCTGCCTCGGAAGGGGCCGCCTAACGCGGAGTTCGTCCTCCACAGGTTGGAGTTCCTACCCCACGAGCTGGCGGAGAATTGGCAAATGTTGATGGGAGCAAGAAGATATGACGACACTGAAAACACTTGAGCAAGCAGGGTGGACCAAGGCTACGGCTGTGCCCCGGCGATTGGTCTGCTCCATAGAGGGGCTGGATAAGACGGGCAAGAGCCACCTGGCCATGTCCGCGCCAGGCCCTATCGTTTACGTTGACCTGGACGTCGGCACAGAGGGAGTCATCCAGAAGTGCCAACAGGATTACCTGATATATAAAGTAGAGCAACCCAAGCGGCTGGGCTCCAGCTCGGAGCTGATGGATAAGTTCAAAGATGTCTGGAGTGATGTGCAGACCCAGGTGGCATCGGCGTTAAGCATAGGTTCAGGCACCTTGGTGATCGATACATTCACAGAGGTCTACGACATATGCCGCTTGGCGCATTTTGGGAAGATGGCCCAGGTACAGCCCCACCAGTACAGCGTCTGCTACGCTGACATGCGCGAGATAATAAGGCTGGCAAACGCCAGTAAGATGAACGTCATCCTATTGCACCGGATGGGAGCTGACTTCAACACCGGAGAGCTCGTGTTCCAGGGTTGGAAGCAGGTGCCCTCCGAGGTGCAAGCCGTACTACGGACCCAGCGTAGCGATACTGATAGCGGACCCGTCTTCAGCGCGGAGGTAAGGACTTGCCGCCACAAACCGGAGATGATGGGCAAGGTGTTGGTAGCGGGGAAGGGCGAAGGCCCCAGGGAGATTCCTTACAGCCTGAATTTCGAGGCTCTTCTTGGTTATGTCCACGGACCAATCGCAAACAGCTAACATGCCCTGTCTGCCGGGGACTTCTGATCTTTGACCGGGAGTTCCCAGGCTGGCAGTGCATGATATGTGCGAGGGTATTCTGGACCGAGGGAAGACCGGAAGGAGGGTGTGAGTGATATACGTTACCACGGCGGCCAATGATAAAGACCTGCTCAAGCTGGGGCCCCCAGTCCCCATACGCCACGGCGATGCGATATTCGTGGGGAAGCAGATGCGAGCAGACGGCTTGCCTATCCAGGTATGCATCGAGCGAAAAAAAATGCGCGATTTGGTCAACTGCATCAACGACGGGCGGCACCTACAGCAGGTCAGGCAGGCCTTTTCAGCAGGCTTCGATTACTACACATTGATACTCGAGTCCTTGTGGCGTGAGACCAAGGATGGAGACACGGAGTACAGATCAGGCAAGAAC